CGTTGCCGTGTCCTTCATGCAGACCCTCGAAGTCTACCTGCGCGTCGCCGGCCTGGGCATCGGCCTGGCCATCGGCGTCGTCACCCTACTTTCAGTCATCCGGGACTACCGCCGGAAATCATAAGGAAAACAAAACCATGCGTAATATCAAAACGACCATCCTCGGAGTCATCACCATCCTCATCTCGGCTTTGACCGTGGTGAAGAGCGTCCTCGAAGGCACGCCCGTCGGCGACCTGGCAATGCACCTCGCCGCCATCACCGCCGGCTGGGGGCTAATTGTTGCGAAGGATAATTCGGCCCGCCTCTAACACGCGAGTGATCCAGTGTTCAGTCTGCCAACTGCCAACTGCCAACTGAAAACTCCGTCACGCCGATGAAAAGCAAAACCATCAAAGCCATCGCCGCCCTCATCCTGCTCACCGGGTTCGCCCTCATGGGCAGCGGATGCGTGACGGTTGGCTACGACTTCCTCAAGCAACAGGCCACGGTCACGGTCAATCCCCCGACCAAAGGCTACGCGAAGTAACCCATGTGGACCTGGCTCAAGAGAATCTTTGGCAAGAAATCCGACGCTACCCCAGCGCCGGTCTCGCCGAACTTTGCCTCCGCATCCAGGCCGAGCTTCACCGTCGAGCCACCGCTGACGACCTACGACGAGCGCCGTCTCAGCACGCCGAACAAACAAGCCCACCGCATCAAACCGGAAGCCATCGTCCTGCATCACAGCGACGGCAGCTACCGGGGCAGCTGCGCCTGGATCACCAACCCCGCCGCTAAAGTGAGCTACCACGTCCTCATCGCAAGAGACGGCCGCCGCACCGTCTTCGCCAACGACACCGACCGCTGCTGGCACGCCGGCCGCAGCAACTGGCACGGCCGCCCCGACCTGAATAGCTGGAGCCTCGGCGTCGCCTGGGAAGGCAACACCTACGAAGACCCCCTCGGCGAAGCCGCGATGAACAGCGCCCTCGAATACCTCGTCCCCCGGATGAAGAAGTGGAACATCCCGATGAACCTCATCCTCACCCACCAACAAGTCGCCCCAACCCGCAAAACCGACATCTCCCCCGGCGACGCCGCCCGCTTTAAGAGCAGACTCCGTTCTGCCCTGACGACTGCCAACTGACGACTGCCAACTTCCCCATGTCCCTCGAATCTCCAGTCCAACGCGACGGCGACAACGGCTTCATCGGCTTCGCCAGCCGCTTGAACCCTCTCACCCTTCCGCCGGGAATGTTGCAGGACTCGGTCAACATGCGCCTGGATCGCGGAGTCGCGCAGACCCGCAAGGGATCAAAGCGCCTCACCGACACCATCGGCACGACCGGCGCCCCGCTGACATTGGATTTCACCCTCGGCACCGACAGGACCGTCACCTCAATCACCCGCGCCTCGACCACCGCGACCGTCACGGCGACCGCCCACGGATTCACGACCGGCGACCAAGTGAACATTCGCGGCGCCGCCGAGACCGACTACAACGGCGACTTCATCGTCACCGTGACGGACGCCAATACTTTCACCTACACCGTGAGCGGAAGCCCCGCGACACCGGCCACCGGAACCATCATCGCCAACAACGGCCCCGAAGTCCGCGACTCCTACGACGGCGGACTCTACGCGGCCGGTGTCTTCGCCAGCCAGAACTACGACAACGCCAACGAATTCATCGTGCTCGCCGGAAGCGACAGCGCCACGCTTTACCGGCAGGGACAATCGCCGGTGGTCAAAAACTACCCGAATACGCCGCAAGAGCGCATCGAGGGAACCGACACCGTCAGCGTGCTGCAAGCCTTTGATCGCTTGTATATCCTCCGCGAAGCCTCCCGCACCGCCACCGGCTACGAGGAAAAGCTGACAACTGCCTCCGGCATCACCGTGTCATCCACTACGGCCACGGTGAACGTCAACGCTCACGGCTATCCCGAAGGAGCCACCGTTCGCATCGAAGGATCTACAACGCCTGCCTTTGACGGCCATGAGTTCCGAGTGCTCGGCACCAACCTAAACACCAACTCCTTTGAGATTACCGTTCCATCCGGCACCGCAACGCATGCCGCCGCGACCATCAAGGTCCGCCGAGTAAAACCACCTCTATTTTGGGACGGCGGCACCGGCAACTTCGTCCGCGCCACCGCAGGCGTTCCGGCCGCAGGCGTCACCTACACGACCATGCCGAGTGTCGGCTGGGCCAGCTACCACAACAACCGCCTCTGGATCGCCAAGAACCGCGACACGGTCGGTATCAGCGACGTTCTCGACCCCGACCTCTACGATCCATTCTGGAACAGCTTCCGCGCCGGCGCAGGCGGCGATGACCGCATTGTGGCAATTCACCCATGGGTCGAAGGCCAAGCCCTCGTCTTCTGCCGCAAATCCATCTGGCTGGCCACACTCAATCAATTCGCCTCCACCGATGGCAGCGACTTCAGCGTAGACACTCCGGTCTCGCAACTCACGCTCCTGACCAACGAGATCGGATGCAGCGCAAGGAACACCATCGTCACCGCCGGTAACTTTGTCTTCTTCCTCTCAGACGCAGGCATCTACCGCTTAGACCGCGCCCTCGACCTCAAGGTTCGCGGCGACACCAAGCCGCTGTCAGAGCCTATCGCCGACCTTTTCAGCCAAGTGGTGCAGTCCCGCGTCGAACGCAGCGCTTTCGGTATCTGGCACAACAACAGGTATCTCGTTGCGCTTCCTACCAGCACAGACCCCTTGGACGGCAACCAGTTGGTCATTGCTTGGAATGCCTTAAATTCTCAATGGGAATACCGCGACACCTATCCGAGCAGCGCCTCGGTTAACCAGATCCTTGTTGCCACCTACGACAACCAGCGCCGTGTCTTTAGTATCCCCCGCTCTGGCAACCTCTATCTGCTTGAGCAAGAGGACACCGCACTGGACGACAACGCAGTCAGCTCTGGAACAAGCCCCGTCACCGGCAGCATCAAGACCCGCCGCTACGACTTCGGCGACATGCACTCAAAGCGATTCCTCCGCACTATCGCCGATGTCGTCATTCCCGCAGGCGCCAGTGTGACGACCAAGATCAGCACGATCAATCCCGATACCGAAACCATCGTCGGCACGCTGACCAACGCCGCCGCTGGACCGGAGGACTACAATATGAAGACGCCGGTGCGCTACAAAGCCCACAGCGCCGAAGTCATTTACGAAACATCCGGTGGGCGGCCGGAAATAAGATCCGCCAGCATTGAGGCATCGCCCAAGTCCTTGCCTCCGACCGAAACCAGATCAGCAGCATAATTCCTATGGCCTCCTACGCATACACATTCACTAGCGGCGACACCGTCACCCCGACCAAGCTCAACAACGCCCGCACCATTAGCGACATCGTCGATGCAGACATTAAAAGCGATGCTGCGATTGCAGGCAGCAAATTAGCGACAGCCGCGCAGCAAGCTCTGGTTCCTGCAGGCGCCGTAATGGCTTTTGCCATGAACAGCGCTCCGAGCGGCTGGCTTGCGGCGGACGGCAGCAACGTCAACCGCACGACTTACGCGGCCCTCTTCAGCGCCATCGGCACGACCTACGGTGCTGGCGACGGTAGCACGACATTCGCCCTGCCAGACATGCGCGGATATTTTGTGCGCGGCAGCGGAACCAATGGCGATGCAACAGCCAGCGGAACATTTGGTGCCAAGCAGGCAGATTCGCTCATTACGCACACGCACACTGGAACAACCAGCACAGACGGAGCGCATACGCACACGCACACTGCCTACTCCCAGTTGTGGCAGGGTCTTACGGTCAACGGCGGTATTGGCTGGGCCAATACGGGCGGAACACTGACTACAAGTTCAAGCGGCAGCCACAGTCACACAATGACCACGTCCTCGATGAGTCCGGCAGGCGCTACCGAAACCCGCCCGAAGAACATCGCCATGCTCTATTGCATCAAGTTCTAAGCATGACCCCATGGCAAAAAGCAAAACAGCAATGGGACCGAGACTGCGCATCGGCAGAGGGCAAATGGGAGGACATGCTCTGCCGTCATCTGGAGCATGGCGTCATCCATTCGACAGCGAATCTTTTTGTCATGTGCCACGAAGCAGCGGTCAACGGCTCGCAGTCGGCGAACTGCTGGTTTGTCGTCATGGCGGCGGCGAGCGGTAAGAAGGATTGGATCAAACAACTAATGAACATTGTCCCTCATAAACATGAATACATCGCGTGGCGCCGGAACGGCGAGGAGCGTGTGCGCGTTGTTGCATGGGACAAGTTAGCAAGAAAGGCAGGATACTAATATGGGCGGAAGTTCTGGATCAGTTAATTCATCGTTTTTGGGCGAGAAACCGCCCGAAGCGCAACAACTTGATTTCAATACGCTGCGCGGACAGGGCGAGGACACGTTTCAACGTCTGGCGAACACGCTTGGCGGCAACACCTACGCGCAAGGGTCTTGGCAGGCGGCCGAAGAATCACGCATGCGGGCCGACCGTCTGGCCCAGATGTCGGAAGAGATGGCTGGAGTCGCCGACCAATCGGCCGCTGGCGTCTCTCAGTTTGCAGACCCCACTCAGCGTGCGGCTATGGCCGCAGCCGGTCGCATGGACGAATCCGGTGCCGCGCTTGGTTCGCTGGCCGGTCGCATCAACTATGACCCGACCGCGATTGAGCAGGAGTTGGAGCGGCAGGCGATTGGTGAGTTGACCCTTGGCCGGAGCCTTACACCGGAGCAGATGCGCGAAGCATCGCAGTCAGCGCGTCAGGCATTTGCAGCACGCGGCATGGCGACCGGCCTCGGTGCCAGCGCCGCGGAAATCCTTAACCGCGATGCCTATAGCCAGCAACGCCAAGACCAGCGGCGCCAATTCGCCAGCGGAGTCAATGCGGCCAACCAGCAGACCTTGCTGGCACGTCTCGGACTCGGCGGCGATCTCCGCGCACAGCAGGCGAACATCTTCGGCAATGCCGGTCAGCTCCGCGTCTCGGGTCTCGGCCAAGCGGCCAACATGATGAGCAATGCGGGCGACATGCGCATGCGTGGCCGTGAGATGGCGGCAAACACGATGGGCAACGCGGGCCAGATGGCGCTGCAACGCTCGCAAGCCATCAACGCAATATCGCCTTACACTCAGGCGCTACAAGGTGGTGGCTACTCGCAAGGGCTTGGTCTGGCACAAAATACCGCGTCGTTTAACACCAACATGCTGGAGTCGCGGCGGAATGCTTACATGAACAACCAAGCCGCCATCCAAGGCGCGAACATGCAGGCGGGCGCCATGCGCGACGCCGGCATGATGAATATGTTCGGCAACATTGGTTCGTCCATCTTCTCGGACAAACGGATGAAGAAGGACATCAAGCCGATCGGCAAGGCTGGCAGCGTGCTCGGACTGACGGCTTACGAATACAAATATAAGGAGCAGGGAGCAGGGAGCGGGGAGCCCGGAGCCAAGCATGTCGGATTCCTCGCCCAAGACGTCAAGAAGGTGCTGCCCGATGCCGTCGAGGAAGTGAACTACCGCGGCAAGAAACGCCTAGCGATCAAGCCGGCCGTGATCGGCGCGGCCCTGGCGCAAGAATTAACCCAAGCCAAAGCGGCTTAATCGAAGGAGAGAATAACTATGTTTGCCTATAACCCCGGAGTCTATGACACAAGCGGCGAGTTTCTCGCCAAGGGCGCCCTCGGCGCCGCCCAAGCCAACCAACAAATGTATGAGCAGATCGGCGAGGACGTCGGCGGCACGATCCGCAAGGCGGGCCAAGCGGTCGCCGGTTTCGCCATGGGCGGACCG